AACTTAGAGCAAAATCTAGAGCAATACAGTGTAGATGAACTTATTGAGGAAGTTGAGGAGTATTATCCACATTTGTTGGAGGAAAGTAACACTAACTGAGTCGGCCGCCAGTGGACGATCGACAAGGTGTCACACAAAATGGGCACAGAGTCCAAAATCGTGTATTGTTAAAGAGTCAAAGGAACACACGCAATGGCAACTCCGATCTTCACACTTTCTCCCGAAATGCAAGAATCCTGGGATTATGTCATGGGACAAATGTTGTCCTTCGTAAATGACACAAATGCCGATGTAGATATGGCATATGATTTTGTCTGTGATCAGTTAGGAATTGATTCCTTTGTTGATAACGAAGCAGCATGGAATGACTTCTATACTTATTGGGAAGCAGCAGACAATCGTAACCAAACCCAATACAATTTCTCCTGATTTTTAACAACAATTATGCAAAATAACTACATCACTGACTACATCGAATCCAAAGGTTTCACCGTTCAAGAGTGTTACCGTCCTGCTAAAAAAGAGGTTCCCGCTAACATGCGTGACCGTTATTCTTCTTATGAAGAGTATCAGGAAGCACTCCATGATTTTCTCAACGGATTATGAATTACGAAGAAATCCTCAAAGTTTGGAACAATGAAACACCTGATGATTTTGCCATCTTCAGTGAA